TCGAATCCCTCACGGCGTACCAAAAAACCTGCTAAATTCGCAAGAATTTGGCAGGTTTTTTGTATTTTTCGAAGCAATTAGAAAAATCTCAATGCTGCAAAATTCAACTTTAGTTCAACTCGCTTTCAAAAGTTCACGCCTTTTTCAAAAAGATATCTCCCAGGATATCGGCGTTCCTTTGGTCTGCTTCCGCGATTACATGGCTGTAAATATCGCAGGTCGTCGAAACTTGAGCGTGCCCCAGCCTCTTGGAGATCGACACAGAATCGACGCCGTTGAAATAGAGCAATGACGCCATTGTATGCCGGAATGCGTGAGGGTTGATGTGCGGCAGGCCGTGACGCTTGCTGAATTTGGCAAGCCAGCTTGTTATGCTGTCCGGGTGCATCGGTTTTCCGTCTTCCTGCGCAAACAAGAATCCTTGATCGTGATAATACTCCCCCAGCCGCAGCCGTTCCGCGTTCTGCCATGCCCGGTATTGCCGAAGGAGCTGCATCGTTTCCGTTGGCAGAGAAACCCAACGATCCGAAGTCGCGGTTTTGGGCGTATCCTCATATATGCCGATATCCGGCGAGTAAAGAATGTTGTTGCAGATATGGACGCGGTTTCCCGCAAAGTCAACGGTATTCCATTTCAGCCCCAGCACTTCACCGCGCCGCGCCCCAGTAATTAGAAGCAGGTGCGTGAGCATTCTCCATTTCGGCGATTCTGTTTCAAGCGCATCACGAATTGCCGCCACCTGCTCAGGCTGAAAATAGTTGACCTCTTTTTTGCTGACCTTCGGTAAGGTTGCCTTTGATGCAACACTAAACGGAACAACCCCCTCTTTCGCAGCTTGGTCAAGCACGGTAGAAATTAAACGGTGATGCTCCAATATTGTTTTTGCCGATAATCCTCCGCCGGTACGTTTGTTTTGCCCCGGTTTGGCGAGATCGGTGTAAAAGCTATTCAGGTGATCGGCGCGGAGGTCTTTTAGCTTGATATGCCCAATGGCGGGATAGATGCGCGCTGCAAGGTCTCGATAACTCACAATGGTATTGTGTTTTGCCCCGCGCTGCTCTTTCAGATCAATCACATAATTGCAGTATTCCTCAAACTTCAAACGGCTGTCGGAGGTCACACCCTCCCGGCATTCCTTTTCAAAGGTCGCGGCGAAAGCCTCGGCCTTTTTTCTTGCGCTTTTCTCCGTCCATGTGGGCGAAACTTCAAAAGTTGCCGTCCACGGCTTGAGCTGCTTTCCGTCAGCACCACGGCCACGGTGAACACGGATAGAGTAGGAGATCAGCTTGCCGGACTTGTCCCGGCGTTCTTGAATGTTAGCCATCTTTGTCAACCTCTTTTCTAATCCTTGCAACGCTATTTCTCCGCGCCGTTCTATTATGAACGCTTACAGCGGACGAACATTTGTACTCAATAAAATCATCTATTTCATCAATGAGACTATCAATTTTGTCATGTCCAATATAGGCACATGCGTTGTTCTTTGTTGACTTGATTCCATAATGCAAACTTCGGTACTCGCGCCCATTTTCATCTACTTCCGGCGGTTCATAGTCGAAAGTGTCCGTAACAATTTCGTATCCATGCAAATTCATGAGTTCTGTAATTAGCTTGTAAACATCACGTGTCCCAGACGTAATTGCATCGATTCTGTCCCCCTCGGTTTCGAAATCGTCTTCACATAGAAGCCATTCCGTTCTAACTCTTTCATCAAGTGGAATTTCTGGGAAAGCATTTTTGATTATTCTTGCTAAATCGGGCGTTAATGACGCTTTCCCCGTGATTATATCAGAGAGATATTGCGGAGTGTAATTGATTCTTTCAGAAAGGCGTTTTGCTGTTATATTCTGCTCCTTTAACCACTGTTTAAGCCTTTTTCCGCTTTCCGTATTTATTTCGCGCTTTTTTCTGCCCATCTATCCCTCCATAATAAATCATGTTTTAAATTGATAACTGTTTTACAAAATAAAGATTTTACCTTACAATACAAGCATACACCAGACGATACATAAAGTCAAGGAACATTATGAAAGGAGTGATTTAATTGTTTCAGACAGTGAGGCAAGCAGCGAGATACTTAGAAGTCCCCGAACACCTCATCCGTTCTATGGTAGCACAGGGAGAATGCCCCGGAATTTATAGCGGAAATCGTTTTCTTGTTCATGTAGAAGCCCTGCGCGAATATCTCGACACCGCAAGCAGAAGCAGCAAGGAGGCAGTAAGACATGAATAAAAACGAAAAAGCCCGCTCCACGGCGGCAACCGTGAAACGGGCAGAAGCGGCGGCTTTTAGCGGGACAGCGGCTTCTTTCTATCAAGATTTTACCACGCCGACGAATGCGCGTCAAGTGTCCGACGTTCTCCCGCACGGCGCGGAGAATGCCGTTGACGGTCAGACCCTCGCGGCGGCTTTAGGCTTGAAATCCGTGCGAGAGTTATCGAAACGAATTGAGCGCGAGCGCCGCGCCGGTCAACCAATCTGCGCTGCCGTCAGCGGCGAGCACAAGGGGTATTTCGTTGGCGATGCGGAAGAGCTACGGCTGTACCTGCGCTCGCTTGATCGCCGTCTTAGAGAAGTGCGCCGGACCCGCGATGCTGTTGGGGAGACATTGTTGCGCATGGGTGGGCAGGAAATTATGGAGGGGTGGAATGGGTAAACCAAAGCGGGCGACTTGGTGGAAAATGCTCTACCATCAACGCGCAGCCGTCGAATCAATCCCAAATGAAGAAGTCGGAGCGGGGCTTAAAGCGGCGTTCCGTTACTTCGATGGCGAGGAGATAAACTCCTGTGACTTATCGCCGCAAGCATTCACCGTTTTCTGCGTGATGCGTCCTTACATTGATGAATCCATGCGAAGCTATGAGGAGTCCGTCGCAAATGGAAAGCGCGGAGCGGGCGAAAGATGGGGGCTTTGATTAGCCCCCCTATAGGGGCTCTATGGGGTAGTGTAGAGAAGCAGATGTAGACGCAGAGGTAGAGGTAGACGCAGAGGCAGAGGAAGAAATGTAAAAGGGAATATCTTCGATATTCAACAAAGTATAAGGGGGCTGCGCCCCGCCCCCCCCTTGTTTTGCAAAGGAGTGATAAATTGATTTTTGATTTTGACAAGTTTGCTCAAATAACTGCGAGCGTTTACCCTGTTAGCCCGTACACCCTCGAAAAATCCTTGAGCGTATTCCGGTACTACTTCGAGAAGTACGAAGAATATACCGGCAGGCCGCACCCGCCGATCAGAGCAAGCCAGATCGTGCGCATTTGTCAGGATATGCCATTCATTGACAGGGATTATAGCGGCGGGTTATACGCTGATATTGAGCCAGAGGCATACCCTGCACTGATTGACAGGTATTTTGCTACGAAATATCGCAACTGCGACCGAAACATAAACCATTTTTTCAGCGGCAGAATCCGGGAAATGAAGTTTTACGAGGAACTTTACTGATGGGGAAGAGATCGCAACGCAAAGGTGCAGACGGTGAAAGAGAACTTGCCGCCATTCTTCGAGAGTATGGTTACATCGTGGAGCGCGGCGGGTCTATGTCCTTTGGTGAAGTGCCTGACCTTGTAGGCTTGCCCGGTATCCATATCGAGGTCAAACGCTGCGAGCAAGTCAGGCTTTCGGAGTGGATGCAGCAAGCAGAGACGGACAGCAAGCGATTTAGTGACGGTATGCCTGTTGTGTTCCATCGCCGCAGCCGTGAGCCGTGGCGCGTGACTATGAGCCTTGCAAATTTCATGGACATATATTCCGCGAAATTCCTTAATTCTCCGAGAAAGGAGTGTGAAAAAAATGGCACTGACGCAGAATCAGCAGAAAGCGATAGCGGCGCTATTGTCCAGCCCATCCCGTGAAGAAGCGGCGCGGAAGTGCGGCCTTACATCAAGAACACTTCGGGCGTATTTCCAAAACAATGAGTTTTGCGAGGCGTATAGATCGGCTTTTCAAGAGCTGACAGAAAATGCAACGCGACAGGCGCAGCGCTTACTATCTCCGGCGCTTGATACGCTGGAAGAGGTCATGAAGGACGCAGACGCACAACCGGCGGCAAGAACAAATGCGGCGCGGATTGCGATTGAAAGCGCTATGAAGCTGACCGAACAGGCCGACATTTTGAGGCAGTTGCGAGAGCTGGAAGAATGGAGGGAAGAATTAAATGCCAACCGTTGACGCACGCCTTGCAGCCCTGCGCGAGTTTCTAAAATCTCACGCGACCGGCGAAACCGTTTTTATTGTCGAGGGCGGCGGCGAGTTCCGCACGACAGAAGATGCGTTTACGTATTTGCGTAAGTATGGCGCGGTGACGCCGGACGGCAAACGCATTGTGCTGTATCCCCATCCTGTCGAGGGCGTTGACCCGTTAAGCCTGTCGCTCTATCAGATGATTGATGAAGCAATCGAGCAAGGTAAGTTGGAACTGCCGGAATTGGAGAGTGACGATTTATGCAAATAGGAACACGCCTTGACCATATCCGCGCCTTTATGGAGCGACGCAGCGGGCGGCAGCTTGTATTTGAGTACTGCACCCCCACCGGCGAAGAACGAATGGGAAACCTTGAAGAAATGACCGCTGACAACGGCGAATTTCTCCGCGTACTTTCCGGCAACCGCCTTTCCGATCTTGACGGCCTTATTAAATACGAAATGGGGCGAATGCATGAACAGCATTAAATCCCGAATCGCCGCTTTACAGGCGATTGCAGCGCAGAAGCAAACGGGCGTAGCAATTATGCTATTGCTTGAAAATGGCGCGTGGGCGGCTTGCAGAGCGCCGCAAAGCCCTGCAAAGGTGTTTCAGACGGAACAGGCAGCACGAGATTATTTATCAGACTGCGAAAGCGTTATCATTATCGACCTTTAAAAAAAACAGCGCGGCAGCGCATGAAAAAGAAAGGATAATTTACACCATGAGCGAATTTAACATTTATGCCCGAAAGCTCGATACAGCTTTCA